TTATTATTCTTATCATTCTTTACATTATTGTTTGTTGTTGTCCGTTTGTTGTTCGTTTGTTGCTCGTTTGTTTTCTGCATGTTGTCCTCTTGTTGTTCGTTTGTTGTTTGCTTGTTGTCGACATTGGCAAAACACTGATAATCATCGTATTTTGTAACGATTATGAGCGTGTTTTGGTTTGTTGAGATTTTTTTAATCTCACCTGTTTTTTGTAGATTTTTTAGAGCTCTTTTTATTTGCTCAACGCTCAGTTTTGTTTCGGCGTTTAAACTAGCAAAACTCGTTATACACGAACCTCTTTCTATTTTCTTTCCCTGCCAATTGCGATCAACGTGATTTACTTTCAAAAGCAGATGAATAAACAGTCTGCATGTTGGGATATCGTCATACCACTCCCAATCCACAATTTGGCGGAACAATTTAATATAGCCCTGTTCCATAGGCGTTACTCCTGAGCTATTGGAAATCCATTGAAGTCTTTGATTTTCACAAGTTTATAGCTTAAGCTCTCCCGTTTAACATTCAATAAATTAGCCAACTCATTAGAGCTCAGAGTTTTAATTATTTCTGAATAGTCTTTACTGACTAAATAATATGTTTCCTCTCTGGTGCTCATATTCTTTCTCCTTGCTAGTTCTATCTCGAATCCTGCAACCTAGATACCACAATCCGCGTAAATCTTGTTAAAAAGGAAGATAAGTTACAGAAACAATCCATTAACTTTTTTTGACGTGCTAGAGCAAAAAATACATTATGTAGAAAGCGAGTGCGGATCACGTCGATTTGTGGTGATACCCAGGTTGCAGAACCCGAGAAAATAATTTATAATTTAGTTGTTATTTTTTGATTGGCCACTTTCCTTTGAAGTGGTCTTTTTTATGCTCTGCATGATTTACGCAGCTTGATCAGGTTATCCAAATAAGGCTGCAAGCCAAGAACATTAATTACCTTGATTGTTGGCCATCCAAAGCAATTGGATTCAACGCCCAACTTGTTCAACTCGGTCTTCACAGTCGCACTGCTACAGCCAATGATTTCTGACAAATCTTTTTGCGTGATGTATGCATACTTTGTTAACTTTTGGATCTTACCTTCAATTTCTTCGTCATATTCCTGACGAGATACAACTTTAATACCCCTCATAATAATCTCCTTTCTAGATTCCGATAGACTGGATAGTTCTACAAACAAATGCAGTACCAATTACACATCCAATCACTAATACAACACTCACGAACAACATCCAGTTTGCGAAACATTGCTTTCTACGCACCGCCTTCTCTCTTTTATCTAGATCAGCATAACGATGCATCATCTTTGTGTACTCTGTAGCATGTCCATTATTTGCGAATGGAGACAATTCTAGTTCTTTTTCTTTAGTTTTAGTTTTTGTGGTAGCCATACTTTTTATCCTTTCTGTGGTAGTTATTGGTAGTGTTCTTAAACAGCTTTTACATTGCATTTATGCAACTTCTGTACTAAAAAAAATAAGACCAGCTTTTTTTGATGGAATTTCTAAAGCTTGCACTATTGCTTGAGCCGTAGCGATTGAACATGCTCTTTGTTCATTCAATAATCTACTAATTGTAGATTTATCAACATTGCTCATTCTTGCTAATTCTGATACTGACACATGTTTTTTGTCCATCTCTTCTTCTAATAACTTAACGTTCACCTTCATAATACTCCTTCCTTTCTGTTGCATTTCTGCAACTTCATTAATATTATATACCTGTGTTGCATTATGTCAACGATTTTTGTTGCTTTTTTGCAATTTTCTTTTTATACTATGTTTAGAAATGAGAAGGTTTGTAGATATGGAGACAATACAAGAACGAATTAAATCAAGAAGACTACAATTGAAATTGACATTGGAAGACGTTGCAAATGCATTAGGGGTTAATAAGACTACGGTGATGAGATACGAATCCGAAAGCATAAAGAAATTACCGACTGATATCGTTCCACCCTTAGCAAAAGCATTGAAATGTACTCCGCAATACCTTATGGGATGGGAGGACTTAGAAAATGAATCTTACATTCTTACGGATCACGAGCGTGAACACTTAGATATATATCGAAGCCTTGACGACAAAGGTCAGCACACAGTGGATACAGTCACACAAATGGAATACGAAAGAGTTAAGAAGGATAATAAGTAATTATATCTAGATTTTGATTATAAATTTAAGGGAGAGGGTTAAAAATTATGACACAAAAGAAAAAAGAAACAATTGGATCAGTATTAATGTATATTGCGTTAGCATTAACTGCTATTTATTTGATATTTGCAATTATTAGTTTATTTGGAATTGTTGGCATGAAAAATGATTTTGCAAAGTTAGGTGCAATGTTGGCGTTGAGATATTTATTGCCGTTTACAATTTGTATGGTAATTAACTTCTTTTTAACTGGAGTTAGTGCTATATCGAAGAACTGGATCGTAACTTTAATTTCGTGCATCTTATATTTTGTAGCAATTATAGTTGTTCCAGAAAGATTTTATTGTTCAACGGTGCAAGGTATTTTATCGTTTATTTCTATATTCTTATTTTTCAATCGTGGCTTTGAAAAAGAGAATGTTGAAGAAGATGAGAGAGCAAACTTACCTGATCTACCAATTCAGGAATAGAAAGAGTTAAGAAGGATAATAAGTAATTATATCTGGATTTGATTATAGAGAAAAATAAAACGAGGAGGGGTATGATGACTGAACAAGAAATAAGTAATAAATGTAAATCTTTGGATGCTAGTAACGATACTTTTAAAAATATCATTAAGGATTGTAAAAATCCTAAATTCAATAATTTAGATAGTTGGCAACATTTCCAGGCTATGGCCTTCAAAAAAGAAAACAATCCTAATATAAAAAACAGGTTTATTAAATATAAACGTGGAACAGTTGTTATGGTTAACTTTGGTACATCCATAGGGAATGAATTAAGTGGAAATCATTTTGCTATAGTGCTAAATAAAAAAGATTCTCCTAAAGCAGGAGAAATCACAGTGCTCCCGTTAACATCTAAGGCTAATAAATCTAATATCAATTTAGGAAATGAACTAATTCAAAATATATTTAGTGATGTTTTAAAAAGTATTCAAGATCTTGTAGCTTTTTCTGCAATAATAGAAGATTTATTAAAGGATGAAAAAGGAACTTTTAAATATCACGAAGGACAATCGGTCACATTTCATGATTCTTTGATTGAATATTATTGTATGACAATTAAACCGAAGAAGGCTGCTACTGATGGAACAATTCATTATACGACTGATGAAATTGCAGACATCATTAATAAAGTTATTCATATGCTTCAAGATATCACAGATTACTATAATGAAAAAAATAAGGATTCATTTGCTAAGATTCTATCCATAACAACAATTAGTAAATATAGAATTAAGAAATCGATTAATGCATTAGATCCAATTGGAAAAATACAGTTATCTAAAGAAACAATGGACAGAATTGACACTGAAATCGTAAAAGCTATAACCAACATTGCCTTGTAAAACGCTTGATTTTAAAGAAATTCATGTTATTATAAAGATGAATTTCAGTGATGATACATTGTATCAGGCACTGCAGGTATTTATTTCGGTAACACATTTGTGGGTACCGCGGATAAGGGAAAGCTATTCGGTTTCGGATAGCTTTTTCTTTTTTTGTAAAATTAACAAAATTCTTAATTTATCATTCAGAAAGAAAGGAATTTATTATGACTAATCATGAAATTGCAATGGAAGCATATTACTATTCAATCAACAATGAGTTGATTGGTGGCATTTCTAAAAAAAATGCAATCAAATGCTTTGAACAGATTATTGCGATGCTGGATTCAGATGAAAGACTTAATCTTCCATTCATTACTGTAAATGGAAAATGCTTTGTAGCAACTAAAAAGCGCCTGATAAAATGTTCTAAAAACATGTTTGGATATAAGTTTAAAGAGTGGAAATGGAGTCAGATCAGGAACGTATTCTACAAAAAAGCATTAACAACTGGTACTTTAATAATGAATACAGTGGATGGAGAAGTTAAAATCTCAATCAATCGAGATGGCGCTGAGTTTGCTGGAGAAATATTGAGAAAACTGAAAAACGAAGCAAAATAAAAAATCCTGGATGCTACCAACATCCAGGACGATTAAGAGTACTACCAATACTCTCACATAAAAAGATGACTACCACATCAAACTTTTTATGTGCTCATTTTAGCATAGAACGGAGGAAATTTAAATGCCTATTTATGAG